CATCGACGGTGATGTTGGCTGTGGCACAAAAATACCACTCCTGCGTTGTCACCATCTGGTCCTTGATGGGGATCTGGTCGAGCGGAGCAATGTACGGGAAAGCCAGATCGACCGAACCCATCCCCACTTGCCCTGACCAAACGTTGGCACCCATCAGCAAGGGCTCTACATGGAGTTCTGTGGGTAGAACCCCATCACCCGAAGTCCCAATGTCCCCTTCCTTGACACCGGCCGTTTGAGGGGCGTTTGTGCGGAAATAGACCGATACCTGGTAGCCACCACCGAGGATGCCATAGTTCGAGATGGGGTCCTGGGGGAAATACTTGATGGCACACAGTGTCTGTCCGGGCCCCGATAGTGGGCTGGCCCCCGACAGTTGAACGTTCCGGGTACTGGACCCGAAATCCGTCAGGGATTCGTCTACCGTCGCTGGGATGGCCGTCACATGGTCCGTAACCGATGTTTGGTTGGCCATGTGCCCACTGTTGGTCCCGAAGACCCGTCGGGGGAAGGCCAGGTTGAACCGGTCGCGGCTCACGAGGAATTCAGGATGCACCTGGCCTACCGGAGTCCCCGCATTCCGGTCTCCAACAGCATGGCCTGTCGTGTCATTGGCCACGTATTCCAGATGGACCTCTCGATAACCTTGCCGGTACACAGGGGGCAATAAGGCCTCGAAGTCATTGGGCCGCTGGGCAGTGTCGTTCTCGATGACCGGACCGGGGCCGGGCATCCCACTCCCATCATAGACCACCGGGTCGGGTGTGACCTCGTGGTCCGGCGTATCCGTTGTGCCCTCACCCAAGGGGAAGGTGACTTCGACCTCCACGAGAATACGGCGCTCGGACCCGGCGTAGGTGCCAGCGACCCGGCCGACCATCTGGTAGAGCGGGTTCGGTGGCGCCGGGATACCCCCGGTCACAACCGTATCGTTGGCATCCACAGCGATGGTCAAGTGTTGGGTCCCCAGACCCTGAACGACAGCCAATTGCACTTCCTGGTTGGCAGCTGCGGCATAATGGCCGTCATCGTGGTAGATGCCCAGGACGTCGGTGATGACCGTTCCAAGAGGAGCAAAGTCCCCCATCGTCGGGTCCACCACACCACCGGCGGAAGAACCACCACCGGAAAGCCCCTGGAAGAGACCCCCGAGGGTAGAAGCGTCAAGCTCCTCCAGGTCTACATGTAGGATATCACCTTCGTACCAAGAGTCACCCGGGGAACCCCCGAACTTCTCGACGTACTTGCCCGGATTGTCCAGGCCGGGAAATACCGGAGGACCGTCCCGGTCGCCGGGATAGAAGGCGAAAACCACCCGCTCGACAATCGATTGATCGGCATATCGGCGGGAAATATGGTCAAAGTTGCGGATGAAGACACCCCGCTGGGTATCCCCTGATGTAACGTTGTTGCCGCCCTTGGCACTACTGCGGCCGATTTCGTCGCAGATGAGCATTCGGGTCGAGACATCACCCGAATCCCCGCCGAGATCCTGCTTGCTGGCCGTGTCCACCTGCCAGGTACGCAGACTACCATCCATCAGTGATTGAATCTGGTACTGGAGCTCACCCGCCGTGTCGGCACCGGGGAACATCACATGACGCCGCAGGTCCAACAAGTTATCCTGGGTGAGGACGTCACAGAAGTGTTTATCAGGCCGGTCGGACCTGTTGGCTGGAATCGGCCCCAAGGGTCCGTTGTAGCCTCCGTGTTGGTAGCGGGGTGCCCCGTTGGCGTTGTTGGTGGGGTCGAAACCCTTGAATCCCGCCAGGGAGCTCGACACATCGTTGTGTCGGTAGACGAAGCACAGAGGAATGGCGTAAACGAAGCCATCCAGGGTGCCCAAGTCCTTGGCCGACTGCTCCGACCCGTTCCCGGCGACATACAGCCCATCGTCCTCGATGTCGTAGGCCGGAGCTGATGAGTTGCCCCAGACCTTGGTCTTATCTGCCTGGACGAACGGATAGTAGCGCCCACTTACGTTCGATGCGGGGGTGGCCCGACCTCCCCGGGCAAAGACGCTCGGGGAACCGGCTATGAGGTTGGAGAACCCATCGGGGTGCTTCTTGTAGTTGATGGCTTCGGTGGTCCCGGTGGACCGGATGCGGTACTGAAGCTGAACCCTCTGAGTCGATTCTGCGTTGATGGCCGGGTCCACTATCTCGTCAGACAGCCAGGTGTGCAACGGGGACAGCACGTTGCCATGACGAAAGATCTTATCCTGGGACATCGGTTTGCTGGGTCGGTCTGCCCCACTGGTCAGGGTTGGCCCGGAGACCGCCATAGCCCCGATCACCGCTATTGTAACAGCGAGGGTGATGAAGTTGCCTGTCTTAGGCGGTCCTGCAGAGCCTGCACCTGGGGTGGCGGCTTCGATAATTACAGTATCCAAACTGGACCGGGACACTACCACCCCGACGAAGGAGTTGGCCGGGGAGTTGATGGCGTCTGCGATGTTGGTTGCGGTGGCATTGTCGTCTCCTGCCACAATGAGGAACTGGTTCACACCCGGGATTCCGGCCGTAGCCGTCAAATGGATTCCATTGATGGTGACCCTATCCCCAGGCGCCAAGGATGATGAGTCTGCTACCTGGACGGACCCTGTAGCTTTGGGGCTCGGGGCTACGAGAGCGAGCCAGCACTCCAAGAACACGAAGTCAGTACGTTTCACTGTTCCGCTGGTCCCGTCGTAGACCTGCGGAGCCTGAAGGGTGATGATGTTGTATCCGGACGTCTCGGTGTAGGTGAATTCCAGGACTACATGGCGCCCGGCCACGATGGCTTCCAGCCGGGGCAGCACGAAGCAGTTGATAAGAGTTCCGTCGGGGAGAATCCCGGCGTCGTCACTCCCAACCGAACCACCTACCGAATCCCCAATGGATCCCCCGTGGGTGTTGTCCGCAAGACCAGAAGGGGCCGTTTCCGATATCCAATCGCAGTAAGCATCATACCGGGTCTGTCCCCGGAGCCAACCTGACGGGACCTGCCACCGCCGAAGACCATAGTTCTCCCACCAGGCAGCATCCTGTCCTAACTGGAGCTCAGAATCGAGGACCGGCTTACCGGATTGCCAGACAGTAGTCTGGAACGCCCGTTCCCCCACCTTGAGGCTACGGGACACAGTGTTTGGGGTCGGGGTAACGCTGCCGCCCTCCCGAAGGCCCTCATAATGATTTTCGTGGTTCTTTACCGCCATCCGTAGCGTCCTCTCGTCGTCATGCCTGCCCAAAAATGAGCGGATGAGTCCGAAGGTTCCTTCGAGACTGTTCCCCTATGATGGTAACGATTGACGTTGCTGTTGACTACCCCCTGTAAGCAGAAGACCTCTCTGCCAACTATCTCACGTTCTGTGTTGGGGGCTGTCAAGGACATCAAAAACTAAACCTCCATGTTATCGCAAGGATAGCCGTGCTCGGCTTCGAAATGACGCTATAGGTCAGATAGTTGCCAAGGAGGTCTTTGAAAGTGACATCAATGGTCGGGTCGTAATCGGTCGGTCCATTGTTGATGGGATTCTTGATCTCCGGGTTGGCCGAGTATGCACTTATCACAGCCATTTCGTTGAGGGGCCCTACCGCCTCGGCTTCACCGAACGTCGCCGTGAAGTCCACGATGTTGGTCGGGTAGGCGACGGCCACACCATCGGCGTTGCGGAACTGCGCGTTCGAGAATGCCTTGCGGCCGATTTCGGTGTTGATCCTCCGCTGGGTATCCTGGGGTGCATCCGGGTTGAGCAGGTTGCCTGTCGCCCCGGTGCCCATGGCCAGCATCGTGACACCGTTGTTCTGGCCCGTTTTGGGGAACTGGCTGTCCTTAAACAGCCGGGCAGCCAGGATGCCCCCATCCAGGGTGATGACATTCTTCTTCTCCCAGTAGGCCAGTTGCTTCCCGGTCTCTGCATCCCGCATATCGAGGATGACCAAACCCTCGGCCTTGGCCATCACCGCAGAATCAGCGTAGAAGAGCTCCATGCCAACCCGCATTCCGGTTTCTTTGAACCTTCGCACCTTTTCTCGATGGATTTGGGACATTCCAACCCTCCCGGCCGAACCGCAGTTCTCTACTGTTGCGCCGGGATAGGCGTTTTACCGACTAGGGGGATGAGGCATAGATGATTCTGGCAATCGTCGTTCCCGGCGGTAATGGTGCCCCACCCTCACAAACCATACCAAGCTCAGGGTCATGAATACCGTCGTGAATTGTGACAAATCCACCGGCCAGGAGTGAGCTCTGGGTAATTTTCGCCCCCCCAGTTAACAGACCTGCCCCCGACAGGCTTGGTTCGACCCCTGTGATGCGTATAGCTGCCGGACTGGAGGACAACAGGGACAGGAGATTGGAGGGCTCAACCGGTTGGAGAGCTTCGATCACAATGGCCTGGATTCCGGACCAAGTGAGTCCGGCTTCCGCCCTGACATAGGTGCTGGCCAACGGATGGTTGTTGATAGCCAATGCCAGACTGACGTGGGGTGCCGGGAAGATGGCAAAGTCCCCAGGTCCGACCGGTACATTCCGGGCTGTGAAAACCATCAACGTCCCGGTGAACTCTTCTTCAAGAGTCATTGTCATCCCATCAGTCAGGGTGCCAATGAATTCGACGTATCCCCGGTCCGGTTCTGGAATGAGCGAGGACATCCCACCCCACGGACCGATGTGGGAGTAATTGCCCGCACCGTGCTGGACGATATGGCAAGCCCCCAACCCATTCGGGTCCGGAGGGCCACTTGGGTTGCGGTACCATGTATTGGGCCGACTCGGGGGGGTGTTATCGGTCCCGGACAGGGAGAAGGTTTCCTCCAAGGGGACCTCGACTACCTGATTTGTATCTCCGATGCTACTGGGTTCAATGCGGATCACGGACGTAATGCGCATGTACCAATCGGTGCGCCAGTAAGTTCGTCCCTTGGGGCTCGGGTAAAGGACGGCCGACCCTGGCCCCAAAGTCCCCCCAAGAGGAGCTGTACCGATGATTTGGCCTAGGTCGTTGACAACAGGTCCCAGGTAGTCCCCACCGCTAGCAAACAGAATATTACCGGGCATTCCGGTAACAGGATGGTGGGTGCTCTCAGTAGGCTTGCCAACTTTTTCCCAAAATTTTGTCCCCTTGAAATCTAGAACGTGAGCCCCAACGGTGGTCCCTACCCGTTCGTCGGTTGAGACGAGATCCTTGCTGGCCCCCGTCCCGTTCAGGGGGTCACCGCCGATGGAACCAACGGATCCCGATTCCTTCTCGTAAACCAGCTCGTCCCCTTCATCCTTGGTGTACCCCGAGAAGCCAACCGGGAGGGTCCCCTCACAGATCGACTTGATGAGCCCTGTGTCCCCGTCGTTGTCCACCTCGATGAACTCCAGGTCTTGGTACAGGGAATCAGGGTCATCGGTGAACGTGAGCACCGTGTAGGGGTCGTTCAAGGTGAAGTCCGGGTCTCCCAGGGTGTCTTCTGGGTTGTTCAGAGCCGACCCGTGGACTTCCTGCCACTCCGATTTGGACGTCTGGCCCTTCGGAACCGGCGGAGTCCCTTCGTTGAGTTTGGTTATGCCATCGAGCAGCGGCTGGGCTTCCAGGTAGGTGTTCGTGACCGGCTTGCCCGGGATAAACACAGCGGTGACAGGAACGTGCTCCCCACTAAAGTGTAGGTCGTTACCGTTGGTATCCTGTCCCAGCGTCACCGTCTGGGAGGCCCGGTCGAAGGTCCATGACTCGTAGGTGTAAATGGTCTCGCCGTCCACGATCTTGTAGATGTCGGACGCATACATGTGGGTCGGCAGCAGGGTGACCCGACGGCTGTCGAGGGTTTGGATACTGACCCTCTCCATGGTCACGTCGTTGAGCAGCTCCCCACTGGTGATGACGTTGTAACGGTTGAGCACCATTCCTTGGGGTGCCCGTACATCTTCGGTCAGTGCCCTGGTGATGCGGTATCGGACGTAATCCCATCGCTGTTGTGAAACGGATCGAGCATCCAAGGCCCCAAAAGAGATGAACCCGAAGTCGGAAGGTATCCGGGGTAGGTTTGGGTACTCGACGTTAATCCAACCCGCTGAAGGTTGGTTCGTCTGGTTGGCGAACCCAGAACCCGGTACGCCCGGAGTTTCCGGAACGTAGTAGGGCGGCAATGCCCTATCCGGCCGGTAGACCGTTACACCCCAAGTAGGATTCCGCAAAAGTCGGACTGACATAGGAGAGCGCCAGTCCATCTCCTCGATGACCGGCCCGACCTGGGCAGAGTTGGCTGCCACTGTTGTATCGGTCCGGGGGATTTCCCAGGAATCAATATCGTCCAAGCTGCCACCCTTCCAAACACCAATGGTACGTTTGGCCAAGTCCGATGGCTTGATGGCGTAGGAGAAAGACCGCCAGCGGACCACACTTGTGACCGGCTCGGTGGCCCCGTCGATGAGATTGGTGGCCCCGAACAGAACCATCCGCTGGCCCGTCGTGCCAGCGAACTGGCTTGTTGCAAGTGTCGGCAGCTGGAGCTCGTCGTCCAGGAAAACAGACACAGCCCCGTCTTGTATCCCGACTACCCGATAGGTATGGAACTCCCCGTCGGTCCAGTCAAAGACGTATTCCTGGACCACCGTGTCATCCACGTTGACCATCTGGACTTTGGGTGATGCCCCACCTCGGAGACGGACAATGACATGAGCATTGGTCCCCACACCAGCCGAGAACAAAATACCGGCCACGTCGTCCGCAACCCGACCGGTCGCAGAATCCACGGCGAACCGACCCTCAAAGGTGTTGCCCCCTATCTCATCTAGGGACATGCCTGAAACATCCAGGGTGGCCCGGTAAAGGATGGATTGATCCTGCTCCTGGGTGATCTGGAGGTCGGGGCCTTGAACGTAGGGTGTCCCCGTGGATGCTGACACGAGCGCCCAGCCCTGCTCGGTCGGCAGTTCGAGACCGGCTGTGCTGACCACCGGCATGTTGACGAGATGTCGGAACGGGAATTCCCCAGGATGCTCGAAGTAGAGCAATGTGCCCAATCGAATTTCCCGTTGCCCATCGTTTAGGACCACCTGGGTATCCCCAGCTCCCAGAACCCCGGAATCCATCTGAAATCGAATCCGTGTGTCCATGATGGCATCATGGATGAAGAACGGTTCGATGCGGGAGTACCCGAAAGTGTAATCCAGTGTGTCACTCTCGGATGTAGCCTTGAGCAGCAGCAAGTCCCCAGTGTCATCTATTTCGGAGTAGCCGAAGCCCTGGGTAGTGAGCCACTCGTTGTTCGGGTCATTTTCCGGGACAGTATTCATCCCGGTGAACACATTGACGGCATGGCCCGTAATGAGCGACTGGTCAGGCACGATGCCGTAGCGGGAAAATGACCAACAACTCCGGTTCGTGGCTCGGTTCGATAATGACCCCCAAAACATCTGTCCGGTACCTTTTGTGGACAGCATCAAGGAAGTTTCGGCCGGTTGTGGGATCCCCGAGATGGTGCCGTTCAACGTCAGGATATCGGCCGTGGTCAACCCAGATGTCGAGAGAACAGCCATCTTTTGCTCAGGATCCACAACCAACCGGTATGTCGAGGGGTCCCCACTCCACAATACCTCGAAGATGGCGTCAGGGTACTTGTTGCCCAGCCGGTTTGGGTCGGCCGGGAACGCCGAGGACACCGTGATGGTCGTCATCCCGTCGCACTGGGCCACGACATCCGTGGCCGTGTACACCCCAGCCTGTGTTCCTTCGAGAATCTGAAACCGGTCCCCAACCTGGAAGTCCATGGGGATCTCGGACGTGGTGACCTTCAGGGTAGTGCTATCCTCGATGGTACCGGTTGTCTCGGGGCCTATCTGCCAGGCATCCACCAGGTGAGCTCTGCGGGCATCCAGGAGCATCCCGACATGTTCGACCCCGTTGACCAATAGTGCCCCGACCAGGTACAGGTCGAGGTTATTGTGCATCCCAAAACCGATTCCGGTGAACACCCCGTCCAGACCCAAAACGTTCTCGTTGTCCGGGTCCAGCAGACTGGCAACGTCTTCGATCTGGAATCGGGTCACGATGTTGATCGTGGACGGGAAGGTCAGGTCCACTTCCTGCCAGTAGACGACGGCCTGGGGATCATCTGGGTCGAACGAGCTGTCCTTCAGGTCCACAACCGTGTAGGTACCTTCTCCGACATTGACCTGACCATAATCCGTCCCATCCAGAACCCAGATGGGAGTGTCATCCACCGGAGCAACGATGCCTTCATAAGCTACGGAAATACCCTCCGGGACTTGTTCGAATCCCGGTTGGGCCACCCGGAACGGATTCTGGTTCAACAGCAAAGTCGTAGGGCTGTTCAACAGGGCCGAATATGCCCGCTCGAACCCCATGTACCGGTGGCCAATCAGCAGCGGATTGAGCCGCTGCACGGGCCCCAATACGACCCGCATGGGGAAACGGCCGTTGGTATTTGAGCCCTTGGGGAAGTCCGGGATCTCTTGAATCTGTGACCCATGACCTGCCGGATCATGGTGCCCGTGGGCGTAGTCCCACTTGTTCAGGGTCAGCCCCGGAGTGTTGAGCCCGGCCATCCCCATGATGGGGGTGGCCATCCACTTGTAGTCCACCTTCACATCTGCCTGGGGGTCTCCTGGGGGCAGAAGTGGGATGGGGACTTCAAGAGTGACCTTGCCAATGTAGGGGTTGACCTCCCGAATTCCAACTTTACCCCCATTGACTTCGATAGTTATGTCCTGCTCGGTGGCAGGTGTAGCATCCCCCCAACCCTTGACCAAAGGCCCCCGCTGGGTCAACAGGTAATCCCGAGTCAGGGCATCAGAACCTGTAAACCCCACCAGGGTGTCGTGCAGGAAATTCCAAGCCGCCGAATATACGGTCTGGGTGGCCGAATACCGAATATCCCGGATCTGGAAACCGGTGATTTTGTATGCCTCATCAAAGAACGTCCAGGTCACACCGGGGGCTGCCTGGGATGTTTCGGTGAAGTTGGCTTCAGGTGAGGACACAACCGGCATCCCGTTGAACAGGACCGAGTAGAAGCCCGCCTGAAGATTGCGAATCAGGGATATCGTGTTGGTCCCGACCGACCACGCTGCTTCAATGGTTACGTCGTAGGTGCCACTCTGGATGCGGATCTCGTCAACCTCACCCGGGGCCTTCTGGAGTGTGATTCTGACCCGGACACCCGACCCGGCGGGGCCGTTCTCGATGAGAATCTGGCCGACACGGGGGTCGGGGAACGCCGACAGGGGCGGCACATAGCTGGTCGTAGCGGCGTTGAACTCGAAGTCCACCCGAAGCGTGGATGGGAAGACGGCCGCCCTGCCGCTGGTGTCCTGGAAGTACCACCCGTAGGTCTGGTTCTTGTCCTTGGTCATCCACAGGTGGCCGGCGGATATCTGGGAGGTTCCACCGGTCGGGTTGATCTCGGACCCCTGGAAGTTGGTCGCTTCGTCTGGGAGTACAGACCCGTCGTAGTAGAACACCGTGGCCGGACTGATGTTGCTCTCGTACTCCAGCGATGTCATCCCAACGACCTTCTGGTAGACCTTGTCGGCGTTCCCGTCATAGGGGTGGACTATCTCTATCGGAGTCAGGACAACCGGATAGGGTGGTGTCGAGGTGAACCGGTAGGACTCCGGGTCCAGGATGCCGGGACCCGCCCCGACCGACCGTTCGTCGTCTGGGAGCATGTCTTGAGCGAAGGTGAAGAGGAGCTCTTCGCCCGATGTAGCATCGACGGTGTACGCCGGGGGCTCTCCTTTGGTGAACAGGGCGACCACGACACCCAGAATCGGGTTGCCCGAGATGTCGTGCGGCCCGTTGATGAGGATCGTGTAGGTGCCACCCAGGGTGGTGCCTGTGTGGGTGAGAATGACCGACAGGACTCCGGCCCCGACATCCGGCTCGTAGATATCCACCGACCCCAGCTTCTCGATGCGGACGGAAATGACTGTCGCCGGTGCCCCCACGATGCCTGTGAGGGTGTAGGAATCCGGGTCCGTGAGCAACGGGTCATTCGGGTCCATCGGCTCAGAGAAGAACACTTCGATCTCGAACCCGTTGAGACTGATGGCTGATGTGGGCCGGGGCGGGGTGACCTCTGATGAGCCATAGGGGCTGTGGCCGTAAGGGTCACCACCGTAGCCGCCGGTGATGCCAAACGGGGGAGCCCGGAATGAGCGGCTCCCGTAGGAGCTCATTCCGTAGACTGCACCACCGGCACTGGGCGCCCAGAAAACCCCACCGAAACCTGAGTGACCCGGATGCGGGGGACAGTCGATAACCGATTCACCGGGTATCGGGAATGGACCGAATCCGAACCGGCTCAGGTCCCAACAGGTCGAAGGGTCTGTCTCGACAATTGGGTCCCCTTCGATGGGATCTGGGTAATCAGGTGCCATCTCAACCCTCTACATGAGGAACCACGCCCCTGCCGCAGCGGAGTAGTACATCGTCAGAGAAGCCCAATTGACGATGATCAATGGAATCGGCCCCGGCCCCAATCCGTCAATAGTCGCCGGACCTGGGTCGATGAGTATCGGGTTGACCGCTGCATTCCCTGATTCGTCCTTGATAGTGATGACACGTCCATCCGGGGGGAAGAAGGGCAGTACCACGACCGGGGGTCCCGCTACCGTCACAACTCCGACGATACGGATAGTCGGAAGCACAACGTAGGGGGGCCCTGGGGTGTACTGATGGTAGGGGTAGATGGTGCTGGAACCACCCCCGCCCCCAGCACAACAGCTGCCCCCTGCGGTGATGTCCCCATCGGCGTGAATGTCCCCCTCGACCCGCAGACGGCCATGGGCATCACAGTAAATGTCCACGTACTTCGGGAAGTCCCCTGGGGTGAAATTGGCCCCCGAGTTTACCCGGAGCTCGCCCAGAGCCGTATTCAAAGCTCCGGCCTGGTCATCGCCAATGTAGAGGACGTCCCCGTTGGGCCCGAACGGTGTACCGTCCATCCGGAGCCGGCCACCTACATTGGAAGCGGTGACGGCCCGGGAAGTCGAATTGATGGTAGCGATGACGGCAGCCAGGTTGTCACCAGCCCCGACAGCGAACATTTCAACACCGTTGGGGGTGGCAACCCAGAAGTTCCCTGCCTGACCACCAACGAACACGTTCTGGGCTACAAGGAAACACCGGGTGGCTGCATCCGGTCTGACAATGCGTATCTTGGCTTCACCAGCCCCGGCCCCGGTCTTCTCACCGGGTGCCAAGACGATATAGCCGGGGTCTTCGGCCGTCGTAGCCGAGTAGACACTGCCACCTTGGATAAAGACCCACCCACCTCCGGCCGTGTCAGCCGGAACGGATGGGTCCTCCATTGCTGTCCCGCCATCGAGCATGACGGTACCCAGCATATCCGTGGGCGACGTGAAGTTGTTTCGGGTCCGCAAAAAGACGTTGTAAGGGATGGTCCCGTCGGTTGGTGTGTCCGCTGCTTCCGGGTTACCCCCGATGATGAGTCCTGCCGGGAATCCCCGACGTATCGTGGTGAAGTCGTCAGGCCAAATGGCTCGGCCCATCGTGATCATCGGACCTGCGGTGAACGGATTGGCGCTGATGTTGACCTCGGAACCCAGACCGTCGGAAACGAGCGGTCCAAGATCCAGGACGCCTTCCATCTGGAGACCACCACGGAGTTTCCCGTCGGTCTCCAAAGATAGTGGGGGTGTCGCCCCGGTGATCTGGACAGCCCCCTTATCTGCTATGATGACACGACCGAGGCCCTGGCCGTAGACCAATGGGTTGACCGAAGCCAGACCGTCGTAGGCCGAATCCAACGAATAGAACGGAATGTTGCCCGACGGGAGACATATCTGAACGAGCAGGTCCAAAGCGTCCTGGACATTGTTGACGTTCAATTGGGAATTGACCGGAACCACCGGAGTCCCCGGACTGTCGGGGTCCTCGTAATCGGAATCGTAGAAGATGGACCGGTCATGCAGTTCAGTGTCGAACGTGTCGGGCTCACCATTCGGGAATTGCACCCAATCCGCACCAGGACTGAGAAATTCTGTGGCATCCAGCCGCAGAGTTGTGTTCCCTACTGGGATAGCCGTATCGAAGATGACTCTATCCACCCTCGAATAAAGAAGACCAACCCTTTGACTCCCGGCCATGGATCCTGGAGGATTCCCAAACCCATCTAGGACAATGCACTTGTCGGGGTCACTGGCATGAACCGTTGAATAACTAACCCCTACAGTGGATGCGGCACTCCGGATAGCGTAACCACTGGTTACGTCTACCACCGAATTCCGAGAAATCCCGAGGTCCATGTTGGCCACCAACGAAGGGTTGATCCGGATACCGCTTCGCTGGGCTAGGACCCTGGTGTTCTCCAAAGTCAGGGAACTATCGGGAATATCGAAAATGAGGGCATACCGGTCATCGTCGGCGTCGGCCTCCGAAACAACAATGCAATCGAACAGGGCCGTCAGCCCTGTCATCGTACCTGCCACTGACCGGATGGCAGCACCTTGGTTGACAGCATTCCCTCGTTGGGAAACGATGCAATCCCACAGAACCAGTAGACCGCCCGTATGTTCAATGACCGCCTGATCGGTCGAACCCGTGTTTTCCAACTGCAAATTGAACAAGAAACAGAAATCAAATGCTGATGCCCCATTGAAATGGTGGGTCACTCCACCCATGTTTGCAGTGCGCACAGTGATGAACGGTGTATTGACCCCAGGAACCCCAACCCCAGCGTGGGGGGATTCCCCTACCAAGTGGATATGGGGTTGAAGGTTGAGATCCTCCTCGTAATAACCGGGTTTGACCCGGATGAAGTACGGGTTCCCGACAGACAGAGCGGGTTCCCCCCGAGCCACAGCCCCCATTGCATATGTGATGGCGTCGTTGATGGCGGAAAAGTCGGCGAACCCTTCGGCCTCCAAGCGGATGCCTGTCTCGTCCAAGGCCGCTGAATCCGGTCCTGGAATGCGCAGGATGTTGGTGTGGTCATTCTGACTAGCCGAATTGTCTCGGCCCCGGTTGGCATCCACATAGAGGGTACGACCACTGGTCGAAAGCCGCCGAACAAGAGCCACCAGTCGGTTGAGGTTCTGGTTTTGGTCGTCAGCCCACCCCTCAGGAGATGCATCTATCGGTACGACGCCATTGGCGTCCCGGCGCTCACCGGCTGCCACGAGCTTGATATCTGCGAAACGGGTCAGAACCCGAAGACGTAGGAACATCGTGTCTTCGGTCGGGAGCCCCGCATCCACCGTGAGGCGAATCAGGTAGGAGCCATCCCAGTCCACATTGAACATGGCAACTTGGGATGTGCTGCCGTACGGAGGAAGTAAGGTGGCATTTGAGGGCGTCCCAATGAAGTCGTCCCCGGATGCTGCTGGGGGGCCGGCAGAATCCGGTGTGAAAGCCAACACCCAGCTGTAGGTGTTGGCTTCATGGACGGATTCGCAGACGACCTGATAGCCCTTGCGGAGGTCGTTTCGGCTCGAATCGGTTGTGACAGGTCCAACAACAACCCCGCCCGGAGATTCATGCAGTGTGACTCGTATGCTAGCAGGCATGGTGCTCCCTCGTCAGTGCGACACCCTTATAGGGCCGGGGTTATAGGGCAATCATCGGACAAAGTAGAGGGTGGCGTCTTCGCCCTCTACTTTGTGAGGAATTTGCCTCCCCAACCGATCTACTTCCACCTCATAGGATTGGTCAATGATAGCCACCGCCATACGCCGCCGGATCCTCAAAAGGCTTGAAGCCACCCGCACCCGGGTCGCTGGGCCGGATGCATCCCCCACCGGCCCCCCGTAGCTTCCCATGAGGGTCTTGAACCGATAGTTCCCGGCATTCGGCCCCTCCGGGAAAGTCAGTATCTCCCCCTCAAGGGCCTGCCCCCAATCCTGATTCGTATCCTCGACGACATCCCCGGAGACTGTGGCTGTACCGGTCAATCCCGTGGGTGTCGTCGTGTAGGCCCGAACAGTTGGGTCATCCCCCACCGGAAACGCCCGGACTTCTTCGACTCTGTATCGCCCGATATGGTGCTCATCGATTGATGCGGCCGTCCCCTCAATGCCCCCTGAGTGGATGGAGTTCGGTCCGGAAGTGACAACCAAGGTTGCCCCCGGGCTGATGGACTCGAAATCTCGGGTCGGGTCGGAGAATAGGGACCGGTCGATCAGGGTCTCACCGTTGTCCCCAATGACGTTCTTGGCCCCTAAACAGAGCCGGCGCCAGTCCTGGTAGTAGTAGTTGGACAGCTCCCAGCTGACCTCATCCTCGAACACTCCGTCGAAGGCTTCTCGGAACAAATGCCGATAGTCGTACAACGTGTGGGCTGGCTTGAGGGCCCGAAGGATGATTCCGACGTTCTTCTGGAGGACGAACGGATTGTCCGGAAAGCCGTACAAATCAACGTAATCCCCAGTCTCACTCTGATCTTCAAACTCATCTTCAGGAATGGGGGCAATACTCACATCCCTGAATGCGTTGACATCGAGATGCCTCACGATATTCGAGACGTTGATCTCGAACGTGAACTGGTCGTCTGCCCCCCAGGCGGAATTCGGAGTCGTCCGGGCGGCGATGGCCCGCTCGATGATTTCGATGGTGGCATCTGTCACCAGCTCGATGCCGCTTTTGACGGTGGATGTCGTGGCCCCTTGGAGGAGGAGCTCGACCATCCGGGTCAGGAACGTCCGGTACGAGATGTCGCCCTGGATGGTGGGCCATCCCCCACCCGTGTTGGCATCCGGAAACACCATGGCGCCGATGATCTGGAACAAGAACTCCGACCGGGTGTACTCGTAGGACCAGTCGGCGAACACCTCCTGAGCCGTGATCTGGAAGTCAGCAAGACGCTCGGCCGCTGCCTGAAACTGAAGCGTATAGAACGGACCCGTGACTTGGCTCACGTAGTTGCTCGGAAGCACCCGCATGAAGACTTCCAGGATGCGGTCTACTTGTGCCCTTTCCTTATCCTTGCGGTCCTGACTCTTCTCGTCTACCGGGGCCGGGTTTTGGTCCAGCAGAGTTGGGAACAGGTTCTTGTCCGCAGGTTTGTCTGTCATGAATCTTCATCCCAAGTGAAGTTCAGGTCACCAAGTTCGAGGAACTCAATTAGGCCCACTTCGATGTTCTTGACCCCCGTGTCGCCGGAAATCACGTAGGTGACGAAATAGTCAGCATCCCGGGGCGCTTGCCCAGCCGGAAGCGCCAATAAAATCCGACGCTGGGTCAGTTCCTGCCTTTTCACATCAATTTCAGCATCGGTAGCAAACGGGAACTGCTGCTTGAGAGTTAGATCATCACTGTACCCTGGAATGAGCAACCCTGGATTGCCAATGATGAAAGCCGAGTTGACCATGTTTTTGATTGGGATGCCATTAACGTCCGGAGGTTCATCAAACAGTGTCATGGCCTGCTCGTCTTGGAATACCCCCCGGGGTTCGTTAATATCACCCCCACCATGAGCCGTGCCAGATTCCACAGGATCCAGTACGAGGAACACGTCGATGGTGTCAGAGGACCAAGCCGTGATGGAAAAATAGTCGGCCACCCGGTCGGTAACTACAGCCTCCCGGACAACAATAGACCCATCTGTCTTGGCCATACGGGTCAAGGGCACCACTGTATAGGAGACACCCCGGACCTTCTCGATGGTCTTGAGGATGTCCGACTGGCGTACCGGTTCGCCCAACACGAACGAGCCGAACAGGCGTCCCAAGGCTGTACGGACATCGCTGTCCGCCTGTTGGGTGGTCGTCTGACCCTTGTAGAGCACGATGGTGGCCGTAATGTCCACACCAGCGGGAATGGCTTCCTTGGTAAGAACATCGGCCGTAACATGGCGGTCCTTGTTGATATCTCCCTGAACGACACCCACCAGAGCGTTGTTCCGATACTCCACGACGAAGTTCTCGTCGTGGTAGTAATCCACCAGTACAGTACCACCTTCGAGAATACGGGAATCGGCCGTCAGTACGATTCCCATAGGGGTTTCCCCAACTTCATCCACCAAGGTGTAATCCGAGTCCACCCCTGGATGGAATGGGCCATAGTATTCAATGGAGCGCTCAGCATTGAATACCTGGATGGTCAACGGGTTGATGCCCAGATTATTCAGATACTCGATGCCCCCCAGCATGACATGGCTCTCCCCAGTCACCTGGATGGGGTCTCCTGAAGGCACGGTAATAGGGTCCGATCCCAGAGGTTGGATGACCTGCACATAGTCCCCGGCCTCGTTGGACCGTCCCATGTCCAAGGGCAAGCTGCCGACGAAGAGCTTGTAGTAGTCCGGCGAAATGACCCCCGACTTGTCTGGTTCGCCTTGCAAGGACACGATGTCTCGGGCTGGTTGGCGGGTGAAGATGTGCTTGTTGCTTGTCCTGAACCGGTAGGACCCCCGGAAGATATCGGTCAGGGGCGCATCAACCGGATCGTTGTAGTCCGACGACAGTTGAATGCCGTCGGGCGGGATGATCACTACGTCGGTCAGGTCGAATGCGTGTCCAGTCGATTCGTTGATGAACTCGTAACCGTACTCAGGGAAGTCCAGCATCTCGAAGAGGGGGTTGGCATCGGAGATGTCGGAATTGACCGCCCGGAAACGAAGGTTTTGGATGGCCCCGACGGGCTCGAACTGACCCTGCTGCACGACATCGAATGAGAAGGCGAACCCATCCGTCACGGTGGCCAGATTCTCACCTCGAATCCAGATGTCCACCTTACCGCCCGTGTGCCGGCCGGTGTCAGGGTCGATATCCCGCATCATCAGATCGTTACCAGCATCTATGACGTTAACCTGAAGGACCCCTGAGACACCAGCAGCATTCTTGACGTATCCCCGGTAGGTGCCCGAATCTACCGACGACAAGATGCCATCGGCTCGGACGGCCAATGCCTGGTTCGTCTCATCGTCCCGACCCCCAAAGGTGTACCCCTCGTTGGTTACCAGAGCACCTGTCGGGCCCGCGACGACAGTCCGAATCTGATTCGGAGCGAGGTTCCCCTGGATACCCGAAACTTCGGCCTGGATAAACACCCGGACAGAATATCGACCGGTTGCTGGGTTGTAGGTCCCCCCGAAACCGGTCGGGGTGAGTTCGGCCGCAGAAGTCGTCCTGAAACGAATCCCTCCACCCTGTACAATGGTGCCGATGGGGAACAACATCGACTGGTTCGGCCTGGACGTCATGAAAAAGGTCACCTGACCTCGGGACCTCTTCCCAGTCTTACGGGTGGTCCCCCGCCGAGAGGCCAGGTGGTCGAACATGTTGTCGATGAGGTTCTGAACCGAAAAGTCATTTCGGAGGAAGAACGCCTGCTTAACAGCTAGTTTGTAAGGGGACTCTCGGACAGCAATGGACTCCCCTGTAGCCCCCGGATCATCGATGACCAACAAAGTGGCGAAGCTCTGTCCGGCTTGCAGAAATCCAGCAATGAACCGCAGGCGTTCGGCCTCACTGGAGAACGGATCAATGAAGGTGTCCCGCAGAACGGACCCTGGTTTCACATCAATTTCAGGTCGAGACCGGTAAATGGACAGCACTGTTTCCCGAACAATCTGCTGTCGGGTGATAGCCGGAAGTCCAGCGATGGCCGGGGTGACGATGAGCGGAGAAGCCAATATTTCTGGGGAAAAGACCGATTCGTACTCTTCGTTGTCAATGACGTAGACCGCCGTCACCACGTAGTACAGTGGATCCGTCTCCAGGATGGCATTGAATTCAGCGTTGGGGATAGCCGGGTTCTCTGCGGACGTGAACGTTGAGCGTCGGTCGTGGGTGAACGAGAACTGCTGGACCGTCTGAATCCACTCTATTGCCACCGTGGTCTTGATCTGTCTGATGGTCTCGGCTATGTCAATGGCCTGGTCAAAGTCTTCTTGAAGCTCGTTCTGTTGCCTGTCTTCTTGTTTCCCGATAACCCGGAAGAACAGCGGGTCAGCTGCCGGACTCCCATCCGGATTGGTGGCTATCCGGGAATCGATAGTGATCTCCCCTAGCGGGTTAGGAACTTCGACGGTCTCACTGGAAATGACCAATTGGGTGTTGATGCGCCGATAGCCCACCGTGCCCCCACCCGGAGCTGTCGAAGCGTAAAAGTGGTAGCCCGACACGTTGG